TGACCATACACAGTTACATAAGTCCCAGCACTATTCTTAAGCTCTAAGGTAATGGTGTCTGTGACATCGATGGTAAAGGGTGAGCCATCTGTGTTAATGATGTCTACTTGACAGTAACCTGCTGTGCATTGCTTATCAATGTCTAGCCGACCAGCCGAGAAAGATACAGCCGTTACAGTCGTATAGACATCATCGCCAACAGTTACACGCCATTCGGGTAGCCAAGTCATTACTCAAACCCTAGAACGTCCACAGTACCGCGGTTGCTAGCACTTCTAATAATCTCTACTACCTTTTCAGCTACAGCATTGGGATCTGTAAAAGGATCGCCTGTAACTGTAACTTCAATCTTTGTTGTGCCGCCTGTTGAAGTTGATCCAGCTGCTTGAGCAGCTGCTGCTTCTGCTGCCCGTGTTGCTGCTGCCTGTGCTGCTGCTTCGGAAGCAATCTTAGCCAAGGCTGCTGTAGTGTAATCATTAGCACCTGTCAGCAACGCTGCTTCTGCCGCCGCCGCCGCTGCTTCTGCCGCTTCTTTGTAAGCTGCTGCTTCATCTGCTAAACGTTTTTGCAAGGCTTCCATCTGTGCTTTTGCTTGAGCGGCTAGTGCTTCTGATTGTGCTTTTAGTTGCGCTTCTAAGGCTGCTTTTTGTTCTGCTGATCCTGCTGTGATTGTTGCTATTTGTGCCGCAGCAGCTTCTTGTTGAGCCTTAATCTGTGCAGCAGCAGCTTCTTGAGCTGCTTTAGTCTGTGCGCCAAAACCCTCTTGTGCTGCTTTGTTAGCCGCTGCGATTGCTTCTGCATTAGCCTTTGCTGCCGCTAATGCTGCTTCCATTGCTGCTTTGTTAGCAGCTGAATCAGCGGCAAAAGATGAGTTCCATTCGCCCATATTGCCTTTTAATGTTGTGGAAGCAACAGCAGAAGTAAAAGATGACCACTCGCGACCATTAGCCTGAATCTGTGTCTGCACAGCGAACATCGACTTGGTTAAATCATTGATTGAAGCAGTAAGAGGATCGACCTTCCAGAGACTAAAAGGATCTTTCAGTTCCATAAGTTTAATAGTGGTCAAAAGTTCAGCAAGTGCTTTTGACTTTTCCTGCGCCGCAGTTAAAGCTTTCTGATACTTCTCGACATTGGTTATGTTTTCTTCTTCAATAGCTTTCATGAGCTTTAGGCGAATTTCATCTTCTTTGGAAATCTCGCCTTTAAGTGCTGCTTCGATCTGGATCTGCTTTAGATCAAAAATTGCCTTAGCCTTGGCAAGTTTAAGAGAATCCTTTTGTGCTTTCTCAGAAACTTTTGCCATTGCTTGTAATTTCTTGGCGCGAGCTGCTGCCGCTGCTTCTGCTTTCTTCTCAGCGGCTAAACGCTTTTTATATCCACCATCGCCGCCACTAGGAAAGAATAACTTGCCTGTGTTCATAGGTTGTTGCGGAGTGGACTTTCTCATAGCATTGCCAATAGCACCAATGGCTACAGCTGCAACACCAATCGCAGTAAGCCATGGAGCCCATGCAAGACCGATAGCAAGACCTGCTGCGACAAGAATAGGCTGAGCAATCTTTATTTCTTGGACTAAATATCCGAAACCTGTAATTGCATTAGTGAGTTTGATCGAAAGATTCTCGATGTTCTTTGCTGCGCCGCCTGCGCCATTCTGTCCACCAAGACCACCAAGGGCTTGAACTAATCCGCCGCCAATGCGCTCTTTAGCTTGATTACTTACCTCTGCAAGAATGGCAAGTTGACCGCTCAGAGTCTTAGCAGCTTCATCGGCTGAGCCTAGTGTCTGGGTTCCGATTGTCTCTAAGATCTCATCGAAGGACATAGCGGCAAGCTCAGCCTTTGTCAGACCTAATCTGTATTGGTTAAGTCCCTTAGTGTTTCCAACATAGGCATTAGCAAGATCGCTGGCAACGGATGCGACATCGGCGTTACGACTAGCTGCAAGGTCAAGGGCAACATTCATGATCTTTGTAGATCGAGATACTGATCCAGTTGCAGTCAGTAATGCCTGTAATGCTGGGACTGCTTGATCGCCCGTAACTCCGTAAAGCTTGCCGATCTTCTCTACATAAGCATCTACTTCTGGAGCAGCAAAGGCTAAGCCTAGATTCTTGACTGTGTTAGTTAACTGCTGTGTCTCACGCTCTGCATCTGCAAAATCTCTGATTGATTTCTTGATCGCAATGCCAAGGGCTGCGCCACCAAAAGCAATACCAAAAGAGGCACCAAGAGACTTAACGCTTTTGTTAAGTTTTCCGACTGCTGTGTCTGCTTGCTTAAAAGCATTCTTGCCTAGGAACTCTGCAAGGATTTTAATGTCAATGTTGGATTGTGCCATTATGCAGCCTTCCTAACTCCGCGAGTAACTGCTCCGCCTGTTTTGGATTGAAATAGATCATTGGTTCTCAAGACTGCTTTGATGATTGCATCTTGAGTCTTTCCTTCATCTTCTGCCCAAGCGCGATAGATAAGGCGACCTTTGTCCATGCCTTTACCCTTCATCTCGCCACCCATGGCAGCAATGAAGTCACGACCTGCATACTTATTAATCGAATGAGAATACTTACTGCCTGCTGGGCCTTTAGGGCCTACCCAAGGCTGTCCGAATGGATTCTTACGCCCTGCTGTTTCATAGATAGCACCTGCCGCTGTCGTGTTAACGATGCGTGTGCTGGAAGAAAAGCCACGACTATTCTTTTTAGATTTAGCTGTGCTAAAACGGATTCCAGCTTTAACTGCTGCTCCGTTATATGTAGGAAAGCGACCGCCTTCTCTACCCCAGTTGCTAAGGGGTGGATTGGCAGGCGCATAACCTCTGGCTTTATTGACCAGAGGCTCTGCGATCGCTTTCAATTCCTTCTTTAGAGCTTTGTCCAAGTCTGGAGCATAAGCCTTTAAGGCTTTACGGAGATCATTTACGCCTGCGAATTCGACTGGCATCTGCTGACTCCTTTGCTTCATCCGTGAGACCTTGAAACAATGCGTTGAGCATGTCTCGATCTAGCTCTAATAATTGCTGTGGCGCGATCCCTAACCTAATGCTTAGCCTAGCAATTAGGTAGGTGAACGGAAGATCGCGCTTTAAGCTAAAGGGTCTGAATCCTCCACAGAAACACTTTTTAATGTTTCGATGAAGTCAATCCCGAAAGGCTTAACAGTTTCACCTGACCTGCGAGTAACTTCCCATGCTAGCCAATAGACCGAGGTCTGCATCTCGTCATCGCGAAACGCTTTATGGAAGCCCTTTTTAGCGTACTGCTCAAACGAGTACTCCACCGCTGGGGTGATCTCGCCTTCTAGTACGCTTCCATCATTACGAACGATCTTTAGTTTTGCCATGGTTTTGCCCCTTTGTTAGTTTTTTAGAATGTGCCTGTTGTGGCTACTGCAACAGTTGAGTTAGCAGTAAATGTAATTGACTGTGTGCCAATGTCTCCAACAGCTCCGTTAATGTCGGTTGTGTTGTTGATCAATAGTGAAACAGTATAGAGAGGGTTAGTCGCTGAGACAGCTGTTCCCTTTGTCTGTAGGAATACTGCTGTAACAGTTGTTCCCCATGCTGCCTGTAGTGTTGCCAATACATTTGTCGCTGCTGTGTCATTTAGGAAGTCGATAGTTACAGTTGATGACTCTAGACCCTTGACGAACTTGTGAGATGAATCACCCATTGCGGTTACTTCTAGCTCATCAAATGCGCGGTTGATTGTTACTGCTGTGACATGGTCTGAAAGATCGACTGAGTTAATCTTCACACCTACATTGTTATTTAGAAATACAGCCATGAGATTATTCCTCGTCCTTCTTAGTAGTTGCTGGCTTTGATACTGCTGGTGCTACCTGCCCGATCTTGATCAGGAAGGCTTCGTTTTCTTTTTCCCACTCGGACATTTTAACTCCAACTCGTAAGGATTGATACGGACATCTCGCAGCTGAGAAGGTCTCCCGAAGCAGCATTGAGAATACTTGGTGCGCTAATTGCGCTTACATTATAGACGAGAGATGATGCTGCAAGCTTTGCGAACACGCCACAGACAGTATCTTCAATCCCGTTAAGGTTGCCTTCATTGTCAAATAAAGGCACAGTCATAATAATCTTAAAGTTAGCCATTGGACTTATGCCAATGTGTTGATTGTTTGTAGGCGTAATGTAAGGATCGTCTGGAGACACGATTACAGAATTAGCCAAGACAACTGAAGGTGGGAAGGCAAAAACTTGATACTTAGTGTTATCTACTAGCGCAGTGGCTAAAGTAGTCCGAAGGGTTGTTATCGCTACTGGAGGCATTAGCCCACCATTGAGCGAGGGTCTAGCGCGTGTGCAATCATACCCCTTATTTTTGCCAGCAATTGCGCCGATAATCTATAAGGGGATGGCTGGAAATCAATAGCATTGCTTCCGCTCAAAGTTGCGGTTCTGCCTTGCCAGATTTCAACAGCGATCATCAAAGCTGCGTTCTGGACTGCTGTGTCTGTTGTCCAGTCTGTGTAATTTGTTGCTGTGACTTTACCAAAAGGGGCAATAGGATGCACTGGCTTGATGGCAGCGTGATTTGTAACCATCGTTATTGAGTAAGGTGTAACCGCTGTTATAACTTTTGATCCGTTAAAGGAAGAGCCACATCCAGTTATTGTAACTGTCTGTCCAACATAATAAGTGTCTATAAGTTCTTCATTAAAGTAAAGCGTTCCCTCACCCACAATGCTGGAATGTGACACAGCATAATTACTATTAGTCCAAAGCATAGGCAGTAGGACTGCATCTGATGCGTCACAAACTTCCTGCAAAACGGCATCTGTGTA